TGGGGCGCTGCTCACGCGGCTGCTGATTGAGCAAGGGCGCGTGACTGCCTATCCCCCACTCCGCCGTGTGGTGATCGCCATTGACCCGGCGGTGACCGCCACCGAGGAGTCGAGCAAGACGGGCCTCATCGTGGCCGGCATCGCAGACAACGGGCACGCCTACGTGCTCCGAGATATGAGCGCGCGTGTATCCCCCGACCGCTGGGCGAAGCTGGCAGTCGGTGCCTACCATGAGTTCAAGGGTGACCGGATCGTGGGCGAGCAGAACAACGGCGGTGACATGGTTCGGCACACCATCATGACGGTGGATAACCGGGTGTCTTACAAGGCAGTCACAGCCTCCAAAGGGAAACACACCAGGGCCGAGCCGGTCGCCGCTCTCTACGAGCAGGGCCGTGTCCACCATGTGGGGGGATTCACAGACCTCGAGGACCAGTGGTGCACGTGGGTACCGGGCGAGCCGAGCCCGGACAACCTCGATGCGTGCGTGTGGGCGCTGAGTGAGTTGATGCTGCACGCCCCGCCGCCGACCGTTACGCCCCTCGCCCTTACGGGACCGTCCAAATGGCTACGGTAACCCGCAAGGTGGTCCCGAATGGGAACGGGCGTATCGGCACCGAGCTGGGCCTCACCGGCCTCCGTCAGTGGTACGGCCGTATTGACGAGGAAATCCTTACTGAACTCAAGTGGGACAAGGCCCTCAAGATATATCGTGAGATGGGGGACAACGATCCCACGATAGGAGCCGCGTTCAACGCCATCACCTGGCTGATTCGGCAGATCGAGTGGCGAGTCGAAGGCGAGGACGCACAGGACGAGGACGAGCGCATCGAGCTGATCGAGTCCTGCATGGGGGACATGACCCACTCGTGGTCCGACCTCATGGCGGAGATCGCCCGCGGCACGCTCCAGTACGGGTGGCAGGCGCATGAGATCGTCTACAAGCTGCGCGAGGAGGACAACAGCCGGTATCCCGATGGGCTAATCGGCTGGAAGCGGCTCCCTGTCAGGGCACAGGATACCCTGCACCGCTGGGACTTCAGCGACGCGGGTGAGCTACTGGCCATGATCCAGCGGCCCGCCCCGGACTTCAAGGAGCGCCGGCTGCCGATCAACAAGCTGCTCCTGTTCCGCACAGAGAGCTTCAAGGACAACCCTGAAGGTCGGTCGGTGCTGCGGAACGCGTACCGGCCGTGGTACTTCAAGAAGCACCTCGAGAACATCGAGGCCATTGGCCTTGAGCGTCGACTGGCTGGTCTCCCCATCGTGTGGGGGCCTGCCAGGATACTGGATAGCAGCGCCAATAGTGCCGACCTCTCCACCCGTGACTACCTGGAGAAGATGGCCACGGGGATACGCAAGGACGAGCAGTGGGGCGTGGTCATGCCCTTGGCATACGATGAGAACGGCAACAAGCTCTACGACTTGACCCTGCTCGCCACGGGTGGCGAGAGCGAAGTCGATACCTCGAAGGCCATCGAGCGCTACGACCTCCGCATCCTCCAGCTCATGTTGGCCGACTTCATCCAGGTGGGGCATGAGAAGGTTGGCAGCTTCGCCCTCGCGGACAACAAGACCAACCTGTTCTCGGTAGCCATCGGTGTGTTCCTAGACCAGATCGCCACCGTGTTCAACCGCAAGGCCATCCCCTCCCTGCTGGAGCTGAACGGCATGGAGACGGAGGACGCACCAGAGCTGAAGCACGGGGACATCGAGTCTCGGGATCTCATGCAACTGGCCGACTACCTGAGCAAGCTCTCCGGGGCTGGGATGCCGCTCTTCCCGAACCCGAAGATGGAAGGCACGCTGCTGGAGTTGGCCAAGCTCCCCGTGCCGACACCGGAGGAGATGGCGGAACGTGACGCGGCGATTGAGGAGCAGCAGGACGCGGAGTTGGACCGACAGATGACGATGGCCGAGGCCGGTAAGCCCGCGGACAAGTCGGAGCCCAAGGAGGAGAAGCCAGCACCTACGGAGAAGCGATGGGAACCCCAGATACTGAAGGTCGAGCCCCAGGTGACGATTCACCAGGGAGCCGTGACCTACACGCCCCCGAACATCACGACGGGCGGGGTTACGGTCATGCCAAGCCCCACGCCGAACGTGGTGATGGGCGACACGACGATCGAAGCGGCCAAGGCCCCGGATGTCCATGTGTCTGTGGCGCCAGCCCCTACACCGGATGTGGTGGTGCATGTGGCCCCGGGCCCTGCCCCATCTGTGACCATCGAGGCGGCATCTCCCCCCAATGTGCAGGTGGATGTCGCTGCGCCTGTGGTGCATAACGAGATTACGAACCCCAAGGTCGAGGTGTTCGTCCAGCCATCGCCTCCGGTCGTGGTGCCGGCGCCGATTGTCACTGTTGAGGCGCCCATCGTGAAGCAGGGCGACACCATTGTTCAAGTAGACATGGCGCCATTGGTGGAGGCCATTGGTGATGCGGCGGACAAGCTCAAGCGGCCCGACTCGGTGACGATCACGCTACCGGATGGTAAAGAGGCACAGGTGAAGCCCACCGATGGCTGATCAGAAGATTAGCGCCCTGACACAGATCGACGCCCTCGCTGACGGGGATGATTTCGGCGCGTTCGATGCCAGCGACGCCACCACGTCCAAGGCAGTGAGTGCCGCGCAGATCAAAGACTTTGTGACGCCACGCGGCTACATCTGGGGCCTCACGATGTCCAATGCGGCCGACACGGCCAATGACATCACGGTATCGGCTGGAGAAGCGAAGGACGAGGGCCACGCGGTATGTATGACGCTCGCGGCGCCGATCACCAAGCGCCTGGATGCTGGCTGGGCGGTCGGTGATGCACAAGGGGGCTTGAATACCGGTGCGGAAGCCAACAGCACATGGTATGAGGTACACCTCATCAAGCGCACTGATACGGGTGTTGTAGATGTGATGTTCACGACCACGGCCAACCGTGCCACCCTGCCAGCGAGCTACACACTCCAACGGCGCATTGGGTGGATACGGAACGATGGTGCCGGGGCGATTCTGCAGTTCACGCAGGTGGATGACCACTTCACATGGACCACACAGATCAACGATGTGGCCACCACCCAAACAACGACCGCAGCGGCAGTGACGCTGACAGTACCACCTAACTCCATTGCCCGATTCCGGGCGTGCCTCACGGGTAACACGGCCGTCAATGGGATCACGGTAACGGTATTCTCCGAGATTGTGGAGGGGAACGTCACTCCAGCCGACACGACCGGTATCGCGTCTATCGGTTCGGGCGATTTCGCTATCGCTGGTGCTGGGCATTTCGAGTTGAGGGTGAGTGCTACTTCCACAATTGAGCACGACAGTTCTACCGCCACTGGTACAGCTGCGTTTGATATCAGTACCTTCGGGTTCATCGACCATCGCCGGAGGCTGTCCGCGACCTAATGGCCGACCGCTACCTGCTGGAATCGAGCGCCACCGATGGCTACCTCCTCGAGGATGGGAGTGGCGTCCTCATCGTGGAGGGTGTGGGCGTCAGTGACGTGGTGGGAACGGATACCGGGGCGGTCACAGAGGCGGGCGTAGGACTCGCCACCGCAGTAGGGGTGGACAGTAGCACCCTAACCGAGGCCGCCACTGGGCTCGTTGCCACGGCCAGTGCCGATTCCAGCGCAGTCAGTGAGGCAATAACTGGGCTCATCACGGCGACTGGCGTCGATGCATCTACCGTCTCGGACGCCGGACTGGTAACCGCCTTGAGTGCGGTCAGCGACAGCGCCGCATTCAGTGACGTAGGGATAGCCGCTGAAGGTCCGCTGGAAGCGGTGGGCATCGACAGTGCCGCCATGGCGGAGGCTATCACCGCCCTACTGGCCGAAGTGAGCGCAACAGACGAGTTCCTGGTGACGGACAGGGGGCCTGAGCCACCGCCAGTGCCGCCCGTACCGAAGGAAGATGTATTCACGGCGCCGCGACGGTGGCACGAGGAACCCGCACCCGAGTTGGATGAGGCGTTGCTTGTGAGTGCAGTCGCAGCGTGGGAAACGTACTACTAACCCGTAAGGAGATGGAACATGCGTGACATCCAGAAGCTCACCGACACCGCCGTGGCTGGGCTTGGTGTCCAGTCGCGGGATGGCGTGACCTGGAAGGTCCGCACCCGCGCTGAACTCTATAACGGCCGGCACTGGAAGAACCCAGACGGGAGCTACAACAGCCCCGACTATGTGGTCGAGTCCACTGGCAACCTACTGGTCCGTGGTGGGGCGTCCCTGATCTGGGAGTGCTTGAAGGGCTCGGGCAGCACGGCTTCCACGGCAGCCAAGAAGTACTTCAACGCGACCGCAGCCCTAGGCGTGGGGAACTCAACCGCGGCAGCGACGAACATCCAGCTCGCCCTACAGGGTGGGTCGCAGTCGTTGAAAGCCCTGACGGGTGGATTCCCGACGCACACGACGGGATCTACGGCCGCGACGGTGGCGGACATCGTGTACAAGTCCACTTGGTCGCTCACGGAAGGCAACTTCGCATGGCAGGAGTGGGGTGTGTTCAACAAGGCCACGACCGCGAATCGGCGGATGTTGAACCGCAAGGTCCAAGCCCTGTTGACCAAGACCAGTGCCGCCAGTGCCACGCTGACGGTCACTCTCAGTCTCGCGTAGTCAGGGGGTACGCGCCGTGCTTTGGGTTCCGCAGAAGGGGAAGCTCCTAGTTGAGCATAACACGGGGACCGTTGGGTCACTCACCGCAGGGACATCTGTCACCACGGGCGCGGCGTCCAGCACCAAGGGCACAGCGGTGCAGCTCATCGCCTCCACCGCATTCGAGGCCTACTGGCTTACGGTGATCGCCTATGCGTATGGGAATACCGCAACAGACTCGCAAGGATGTCTAGACATTCTCACGGGGGCCGCAACCGAGGAAGTGCTGATTCCAAATCTGTTGATGGGGTTCTGTGGGACACAGGCGTTGGGTCCTGGGCGCGGGCATAAGCGCTGGGACTTTCCACTCTACATCCCCGCCGGCTCAAGACTGGCCGCCCAAGCCGCTGGGATGCGCCTTAGTACAGCCATGCGCGTCATGGTGTTCCTCTACGGTGGTGACGGGATTCCCCATTATCAAGTAGGAACAAAAGTCACAACCTATGGTGTGACCGTACCAGTGGGAACCACTGTCGTACCGGGGGCGTCCGGGGCTGAAGGGGCGTGGACCCAAATCAGCGCGTCGAGTTCCGAGAATCACTTCGCTATCGTGCCGAGTTTTCAACCGGGGACCGATACGACACTGAACACCTTAGCATATGCCTATGACATCGGTATAGGGGCAGCGACAGAAGAAGAAATCGCACAATCGTACTGGTATGCCGTGAATGCCGATGAGGCGATGTTTGGGGCGATTAACTCCATGCCGACCTTTCAGGACATCCCCAGTGGGACGCGGTTGAGTGTGCGCGTCTCCAATTCCGGGGTGAACGATCTCGGCAATTACAACGGTGCACTTCATTGCGTGAGCTGATATGCCACTTGACCTGAAGTTCCGCAGCGGTAACAATGTCAGCGTCACAGGGACGGAAACGTCGCTCGCCGTGAATGGTGGGTCCACGACACTCCAGACCCTGACCAACACCGGCCTCTACACACTGTTTCTTGACGGTGTCGCCAGCATGGTTAAGGGGGATCAATTCACCTGGCGTGTGTACGAGAAGGCGAGTACCAGCGCGACCAAGCGCGCTGTCTACAGCAACACCATCTCTGATACCCAAAGCCAGCCGGTCGTGATCCCCGAGTTACCCTTGGGCTTGGGTTGGGATATGACTCTCCAGCGCGACTCGGCCACGAGCCGGGCGTTCTACTGGTCTATCAGGCGCGTGAGTAGCTAGCCATGTCCATGTGGTGGTTCCAGGCCGGGGCAACCCACCTGCTCGTTACGACGAGCGGGTCACCGCCGTCTGATGCGGTAGACACCGACGCGGCGACTGTCAGCGAGGGAACCGCAGCCGCCACCATTCTTGCTGGTGCCGTGGAGAGTGCGACTCTCAACGAATCCGCCACCGCACAACTCCTGGCGGTCGCCGTTGACAGTGCCACCCTCTCCGACGACGGCCTCGCCGGACTGGTCTCCCAGAATGTCGTGGGCGTCGATACTGGGACGCTGAGTGAAAGCCTCACGCTTACCGCTGATGTTGCAAGGACAGATAGTGCTGCCGTCAGTGACGCGGCAACATCGGCACTTGCCGGTGTGGTCACGGACCAGGCAACGCTCAGTGAAGCAGCTATCGTCGCTGCGTTCCTGGCATCGCTCGATAGCGCGATACTCAGCGAGGTCGCAAGTCCCTCCCTGATCGCGAGTGGTGATATCACTGCGACAGACCAAGCCACGCTCAGTGAGGCGGCCACGGCGGCATTACTGGCTGCGGCGAGTGATAGTCACTCACTTACCGAGAGCGGGTTCACGTTTGCCGAGATCATGGGCACAGATGCCCTGCTATTCGGTGAGGCATCACTAGTCGAAGCCCCATTCACGGGCACTGGAAGCGGCGAGGTCTCCATATCTCCCCGCATCGTCAAAAGCATCGGCGCCAGTGCTGCGACTGTAACGATGGACAGTACGTACATCACGTTCGATAGCACGCTCACCACGCTTGACGGTGGCTATCTCGGGGAACTGGCAACGGAAATTATCCGTCGGCGCGTACAGGTGGATGACGCTGGACCAGAAGCGCGCATCGAAGCGGATGCACTCGTGGGGGTGTAATGGCACAGCAAGTCATCTTCCTCGGCACGAACCCGAACGACGGGACTGGGGAATCCCTGCGGGGTGCCGGTAGCGCCATCAACAACATGATGACGGAGTTGTATGCGCTCCTGTCGGATACGATCAACGCGGGTGCGGTGGCGTACGACCACGCGACCACAGTGGGGCGCATCCAGCTCGCCATTGACGCCGCGGTGCTGCTGGGAAAGAGCCGCGTATTCGTCCCGGCACAGTACCTGCCCTACGATGCGAGTCTCGTCACGTTTAACAATGGCGTACAGATGGTGCGTGAGGGTGGGAACTCGGCCGTTGATGAGGTCATCTCCTATGGTGCGGAGGGCGTCTTTTTCCCCGCGACCCCGACCGTGGACGCGACGGCATCCATTCAAGCGGCGCTGAACACTGGTAGGAATGTTGACCTCGTAGGCCTTACGTACAGCGCCCACGGACTTACCACACCCACGCAAGACCAAGTCTTGTATTCGTCGCAAGGTATGGGCCGCATTGTGAAGAACGCGAACGGGGACCTGTTCACCACCACGGGCGACGGCTTCCAGGTTCGTAACGTCGAGTTTCGTGGCGAGTCCCCTACGCCGTCATTCACCGGTCACAACGTAGTCAGTACGGGCGCGCGGTTCTCGATGACTAACTGCGGCTCGCGCTATGCCTATGGGCGCGCGGTCAAAGCTACCGGCGACCGGGTGCAGATCATCGGGAGCCAGGAAATTTACCAGACCGCAGACCAAACGGTGAATGGCTACGACATCGAAATCGGCGTGTCAGGGACGGCGACGCTGTATCACCAGCTCTACGGCATCTACTCCGGGCAGGGATCGATCACCGAGTACGGCGGCATCAAGTTCATCGATACGGGCTCCGCCACCGTCCTGGGAGGCCAGTTCGGCAAACTCACCATCAGTTCTGGGACCAGCCCGGCCGGAGTGAACGGCGGCATGACCGTGGGTGTCCGCATCTTGGGGGCAACGACCATTGGCCTCTCCGGGGCGAACCTCACGAATAACCAGTTTGGCCCCGTCGCGATTGTCGTCAATGCTGATATAAGTGGCGTGCGGATGGACGAGTCCAATACGTATCAAAATGGCTGCACCATTACGAACAACGGCAACCTGAACAACGTTATCGTCCGTGGACTCGAAACGGGCGGCCTCATGTCACTGCGGTTTGGGGATGATGCCTCACTCGCCACGCTGATTATCGAGCCCAATACAGGCTTCTGGGAATTTCCCAAGAGTATCCGGGTCGGGAACCTCCAGTGCTACCGAATGGAGACTGTGGCCGGGACCGATGGCGGCCAGTTGCTCGTCAACGGCCAGGACCGGGTGCAGCTCGAAAACTTGACCGCGAGCAAGGACATCTTACACCAACTAGCGGCGGGTACGGGGAGTCATCGGTTTTTCACGAATGGCGGCACGGAAGCGCTTAAGGTTGACCACTCGACCACAGCAGGGCAGACGCGGCTCCTACTCTACGACGTAGATAATGCAACCCTTGAGCGGGTGACGGTCGGAATAGCTGATTCCGGTGGAGCGGGCTTCAAGGTGTTGAGGATACCCAACTAATGAGAACCTCCATCTGGTACGTCAACAACGACATGCTAGTCGAGGCGAGTGGGGTGCGGTCCTCGACCATGGCCAGCACGTCGTACCTGAACTCGTCCACCGGGATGCGGGTCAATATTTGGGAGACCTCCACGGCCTCAACGTCGACCCTGGTCATCAACAATCGCCTGATGTCCTACGTCACGGCCAGTAAGGGGGCCTACCGGACCACGGTGCAGAGTACGGAGCATGGAAGCCTCGCTTTGGCGGACCGAGGGATCGCCATCTTCACGCTCAATCACGCGGGGATGAACGCGCAGTGGCGCTCACCTTTTCGTGTTGAACA